TCGTCAACATTGATGTTTCAATATGTTATGTACTTAGCTTCACCGGCCAATTTGAGAAATGAAATTATTAAATCTATACAGATAAGGCTATCCGCTGGAGATAATATTTTAGATATTGACTTCAATGGGATAGACCCATTTATCATAGATACTACAGGCGCACCTACTAGTTAAATTTAATTAAAAGACTTACACGCTTCATAAATAGTAATAATGATAACTGATTTCAAGGAGATATCACAATGGCAACATTAGTAAGTCCGGGTGTAGCTGTAAGCCTAATAGACGAGTCCTTTTATATTCCGGGCCGTCAAGCAACAGTTCCACTAATTTTCGTTGCAACCGCAGACGAAAAAACACAATCCGATGGCTTAACACCGGCACTTGGCACGTTTGAAAACAACGTGGTAAGGGTAGTTACCAGCCTAAGCCAATCACTAGAACTATATGGCGTACCTGAATTTAGAGTAGACTCTGCCGGTCAGCCCCTACATGGCGATGCCAGAAACGAATACGGACTTGATGCATTAAACAAGTATTTGGAAATTGGCAACAGAGCATATGTTGTTAGAGCTAATGTAAACCTAAACGACAATTACGAAGATGTTAAGGCCCTATGGACTGCAAAAATATCAGAAGCTGCCGATGACCTTCAGGCATTGGTTGCAAGTTTTATACAAGAATATAACCAGTCTAACGGTCTAATACCATCTAGCGTTGGGTATAAGCAGACAGTAACTAAGTCCGAAATAAAAACACTAGTTAATGAGGCACTGATCCCAGTGTTTGCTAGCTACTCATTTAGCTCAAGCGATTTCCAGACGGGATTCCTACAAGATCACACAATCGACCATGCTGGCTATCAGGATGTTCTATATGATGATACTGGTGGTAATATTGTCGGTTCCGATGTAACTGGACTAAACAACGATACAACACTGTATGGTTTTGAAATTGCAATTTCGGACAACGGTGGGTCAAACACATTTGTTGTTCAAGTTGCTGGTCAGGATGCACAGACATTCTCAGAGCTAGTATCCGAGATTGAAACCGAAATTCAGGCGACAACCGGAGATAGCGGAACAACCGTAGAAATAATTGCAGGGAGAATTAGAATTACTTCTGGTCTAGCTGGAGCAACATCATCGGTTGAAATATTAACAGACGGTCCTAGCGGAACAATTGCGTTGTTTGGCAGCACAAACTTGTTCTCCGCTTTCGATGCTCCTGTTGCAGGACGCGGCCCAGACCCACTAGATGTGTTCTCTGATGACTTCACAACAATTGTTGGCACATACGATGGACTAGATTCTATCATTGATGCTTGGTCTGCTGGTAGCGTAACCGCAACAGAATTTACCTCAACAGAATCCGAGGGCGTACTTTTAGCTGCCGGTGCCGACTACGACAACACATTAGAATTCCGCAACCTAACATCACTCGGTGCAAACGATGCTGCTCGTAGATCAGAAATTGTAACTGCTCTACAGGCCGCAATCAATAACCCCGACACACTAGTAAGGTCTGATCGTTATAACTATAACCTAGCACTTGCACCGGGATACTGGGAAACCACGGATGAGCTATTAAGATTAGCACAAGATCAGGAAGGTGAAGTGTTTGTTATTGCAGACACACCGTTTGATCGCGCCCCAACTGGCCCGAATGGTTTGCTAGAATGGTCAGCCGACAATAAAATTGCAAGCAATCTTGTTGCTTACTACTATCCTCATGGTATTTCTTCAAATATTGACGGTGAAAACATAATGACAAGTGCGGCATCATCCGCACTTAGAGTTTTCGCAGTTAATGACCGTGATGGTGAATTGTGGTACGCCCCTGCGGGTCCAAACCGTGGCAGCGCCCCACACCTAACATCTATCGGATATGTTTCCGGTACTTTAGGTACAGCTACAACTTGGATAGAAAATGATATTGACGAAGGAACTAGAGACACATTATTTGAAATTGATATTAATGCATTCTCAAATATCATCAATCGCGGTATCATTGTAATGGCACAGAACACCACACAGGGTTCAGCTACAGCCCTAGACCGTGTTAACGTATCTCGCCTAGCAGGATTCATTCGTAGAGAACTACGTCAAAGATTGTTTGACTTCTTGTTTGAACCAAACGATGAATTAACTCGTCAGAATGTAAAGGCGGTGGCTGATAGTTTCCTATCAGGTATTGTAGGTAGACGCGGATTATTTGACTTCGCAACAAAGTGCGATGAAACAAATAACACACCAGCTACCATTGATGCTAGCGAACTACATGTTGATATAGCAATCAAGCCAATTAAGGCTGCTGAATTCATCCTTGTGGACCTACGCATTGTACGTACAGACGCGGTGATTCGATAATGGGCTGGCTGTGGCATAAGACCGTAGCCGAGGTCAAAGACTACGTTGCCGAAATGAAAGATTCTTGGCAACGTAGGTCTTGGATTGACAGACTCCAACACATCCCAATTGATGTATTCACTGAGGCGTATCGCAGAATGCCATACACGCTAGGGCACATAACGTTTTTTGCTCTGGTGTTGACTCAAGTCTTCAACGTCAATATACGACAAGTCTTGCAGTTCATATTCGGATAATAAAAAGGGGGCCTAGCCCCCTTTTTTATTTACTTAACAACGGTTTAATGTGTTGATCGTAAAAGCTTTCTAGTCTATTATCTAGACGCTCTTTATTCTCTTTTGATAGGTTATTAGCAAATCCGTTGTTTTCACCGCGCTCATCCTTAGACATAAACCCACGAGCAATTTTCTTAAACTCGTTAGCGTCATCACCGAAGTAATCCTTAACTAAAGATTTTCTAGCAGCGTCTATAGTTGCCTTTTTACCAACATCTTCAGTATCATACGCACTTTCCAATTCTTCAACAACGCCTTTAAATTCAGACATTTGTTCTTTAATTTTCTTGATTGCATATTCATAGCGGCTTTCAAAGTTTTGACTAGTATTAGTTTCCACTTCTTCTTCATATTTTGTTTTTGTTGAGGGTTCTGGTAGCTGACCATGATGACTTTCTAAATAGTTCACAATACACGATTTAATAGACTGAGCACGTTCCCTATCTTGTGCAAGGAAAGAATCAATTTCAGTTCTAACAGGAAGGGCTTTGCGAGTATCTACAACTATACATAACCCCCCACCGTTCTTGTCTTTCCCTAGTCTAACACTATCAGATGCTGAGTTTCTGATAACACATCGTAGATCAATTTTACTGTTTTTGGTTATTCTTCCAATATGAAACCCAATACGATCTTCGTCAAAATCTATATGTGCGTGATCGAGGACATCCAACATTTTTTGAAAAATCAAGTCTGCATTAGCCGCCGCACCTTTCTTTTCTGTTAGAAGCGATTCAGCAATATACTGTTTAAATCTAATCATCATAAAACTCCATATAACACATATATTTATTTGAATGACGCCCAGAAATAAACAAAAATTAATAGCATGTAATATAAATACTTAAAACAAGACCTCTATGGGAGATAACCAAATGGCATTGATTACAGACTTAGGTGTTGATGGTGGCGGAATTGCACAGCCACGTTTAAAGCACAAGTGGGCAGTAACTTTCCAAAATCTAGCTGGCGACTCCGAACCATTGCGTGCAAACGCCGTTCAAGCCGACCGCCCGAAGCTTAAATTTGAAGAAATAGTACTAGACCGCTATAATTCACGAGCATATGTTGCCGGTAAGTATATTTTTGAACCCATCAATATCACATTTGAAGATGATTTAAATGGTGGTGTTCAGTCTGCACTGCAACAGCAACTTGAATTACAGCAAAACATTATTGGGCTAAATGCTGCCCCACGGTTACCTTCCGCAGCGGCAGGCCAAGACTATAAATTCGCAATTAAACTAGACCTACTAGACGGTAACACATCCGTAGTAGAGTCATATATACTTGAAGGCGTGTATATCGACAACATTGATAATGGTGATCTAGATTATGCAGCCTCTGAAAGCATTAAGGTTACTGTAACCTTCCGATTTGACCATGCTCGTCAGAATATTAACCCTGATGGAGTTCGTGGCAAGGCTACAGGCGGTGCTGGTTCTACTGGCAGCGGATTTATCCTATAAGGTGTGTGGTGAGGTTCCGGGTGGTGCCGGAACCTGTTGGTGTGAAAGGCCCGCTTGCGGGCCTTTCCTTTTTTATAAATATAATAAAATCACCGAGGCTTTCTAATGTTCTGGAAAAATAATAATAGTAATTTGGGTAAAGATATTAACCTGTCATTCCGAGCAGGGGCTCTAAATGATGAAAGTGGCGTCCGAGATTCTTTCTCACAAGAGAGTAGACCAAAACTTAAGTTTAATTTTACAATTTCAATTAAATTTCGTGAACCAATAAGAGTTGGGGGTAGCGCATCTGAATCATTCATGGATGATGAATTAACCTTTGTTTTAAAACAAGCATCTAGACCAAACCCAACTATTGTGTATCAAGATGTTAACTATTATAACTATAGAACAAAGGTTGCTACTAGGGTTGATTACGGCAGCATGCAAGTCACTCTGTATGATGACGTTGAAAATTACGGACATGATATGTTTGAAGCATATCTAAAGTCTATAAGCCCTATCGCAAATATTAGAAAAGAACAGGTAAATGATGTTTTTAATGCTGATAATATCAACGGCCCTAAAAACATACAGTTTAATTTACAGGGCACAATTGCCGGTGATAATGACAGGGTGTTTGCCGGAACTGGCTCAGTAGGACCATTACCTAACACACCGGGTGCCGAAAACGGAATTATCGAACACATATGTATAAGACATTGGTTTTGGAGTGAATCACAACGCCGCGATGTTGCAACATCACTTATTCCACAAATACAATACATCGAATATCAGTTTTTAAATCCTAAAATCATCAATATGACCTTAGATGAATTAGACATGACACAATCTGAAGCAAGCACCGTTATGTTTAACTTTGCATATGATTCCGTGTTTATAGATTCACCGGCAAATGATATATCGTTTGATAGAATTCTGGACCCGGACGGCGAAACATTCACTATTAATGATATTAGGGCTAAAATCGTAGATATCGAAAGACTGATAAGACGAATTAGACGTTTAGATACTATACCTGACATTTCCGTATTAGAAACGGCTGGTATTTTTATTCCTCCGATATCTGGCACATTACCAAATATAAACTTCCCTAAACCCAACATCAAGTTACCTCCAATACTCGATACTTTCTAATTATGGGCTGGAAGCAGGATTTTTACACGGTTAGGAATCCCGAAAAATATCTGGGCGACCCTAATAATGTATTCTATCGCTCTTCATGGGAATTGGAAGCCTTTGAATTTTGCGATTTTAAAAATAAAAACGTATTGAAATGGTCATCGGAAGAAATAGTTATACCCTACACCCTACCAACACCCAACGGCGGGTTTAGGCCAGCAAAGTATTACCCCGATTTGTACATGGAATACATCAATTCGGATAAGCAGTTGTGTAAAGTACTAATTGAAATAAAACCCAAAAAACAAATGAAAGCGTCTAGAGCAAAAAACCCCAAGACCAAAATGTTTGAAAATGCACAGTTTATGAAAAACCAATTAAAGTGGGAAGCCGCTGAACTTTGGTGCAAACAACGGGGCATAAAATTCCTCATAATGAACGAAGGCGATCAATTTAAATAATCATCAATATCGTCCGTTTATGCTAAATATATAAAATACAATCTATTGTTGAGGGTTTTCAATGTCTGAAAAAATCAAAGAAACCGCCGCTGCGGGATCAACTGGCGGTGGCTCGATAGCAGTCAGTGCTGGTCGTTTAGGTGGCATGAGGTCTCGTATGTCATTAAAGGATTTCATGGTTAGGTTTCAAAGTAAAGTAAATAACCGATATAGGTTCGTACCAGTTAACATGGACGGCTCAATAGCCAAAGTAACCGAATCATATGCCCACCCATATCAGACCGGCGATGCCGTATCACGATTAAAAAATGCTGAGATAGGGGCAACACGCGGCGCTGTCGGAATGCGACCAAACGACGTTATAACATATGGGATAGAAGATGATCAAGGTGTTATGATGAAAATCACAGTTCCTATGGAACAAAGTGAAGAATTCGAACAATACATTGCACAAGCTATGGCAAGTGTTACCGAATTTAAGAAGACTGGCGTGGGTGAAGATAAGTCGTTAGCCGAACTTCTTTACGAACTAAAAGATCAGTTTACAATAGTCTCGGCTGAATTCCCAACTATACCTAAAGATGCTGTATACAACGCAGAAGAAATAACGGAAGATTTGCCAGACAACGCCGAAAATGTAGATGATACCAATGATTTGGAAAATTTAGAAAACGAACCAGACATGGATACCGATTCAGAAGATGGGGATGAAGAGTTTGACCCCGAAGACGAAGAAATTGGTGATGATTTTGAAAGCGGTGGTGATTCAAAAGAAGAATTGCTGACCGCAGTTTTAGCTATGCTTAAGTCTCAGAATGAAAAAGAAATAGCGCAGGCCAACGCAGAAGCCGAGCAGGCTAAAGCTAAACAGGCCGAATTGGCACTAAAGTCTGCTAGGAACGAAATGCAAACTCAAGAAGAATTGGTTGCGGCTCAAGCAGAAATGGATGCCGAAAAAGAAAAGGAAAAAAAGGCCAAAGAAATGGCCGAGCTTGCTAAATTTAATTACAAAAAGAAAATGGGTGAAAGCATCGGTGCCTCGTCTTATTTAAGAAGCGCACTGCTTGAACTTGACGCGATGGACACACCCCAATCACTGCGAAGACAAATGGCAGTGCTTAACCAGAAATATAAAGTAGAACCAGATGACGACCCGGATACTGTCAAATTTAAAAGAGAACAGTTTCAAGCAGCACGCCGAGAAATACGAGTTCAGATGCAAGCCGCTCAACGTCGCCAAGAATATGAACAAAAACAAAAAGATAATGAGAAGCAGCAGGATCAACAGCAACAAGGGAACACAATAGGCCAACCGCAGGCCCCACAGGGTAGACAATAATATGAAAATTTCAAATGTTATAAATGAAGGAAAAGTATTAGAGCAAGAAACCGCAATAGTCGAACAGGCATACACCGCTTCAGAAATGCTACAAGATATGTTAAGCGACGTTAAAGCTTTGCAAGGACTTGTGACTGAGGGTAAATTACCGCAAGCTGCTATGGATGAAATTGTTGCAATTATTGAAAGCATTGATTCTGAAATTAGCGACATGGATATTGAAGTTATTGTAGAATCAGTCGTGAGACAATTCCGCCGATATGGTGATAGGTTTGTACGCCACTACAGATGTACAAGTGGGCCAAAAGCTGGTAGATTAACATCCGATCCCGCATCGTGCGGTAAAAGAAAAGACCCTAAAAAAGTACGTATGGGTAAGATTTCTGCTAGAAGGAAAAAGGGACAGCGCGTTCGTAAAACACTTTTTACTAAAAGAAAAACACAGTCTAAGAGACTGTCTAGACTTAATAAGGTATTACGCGGAGACCCATCCTCATGATTTTCAAAAGCCCGGAAGAACTAGTAGAATTTTTCAACGCTCTTGATCTAGATAAGTCAACCCTAGTATTTAAAGAGTCTGTGGCTGAAGAAGCAGATTGTGCGTGTAAGGGGTGTGGCCCATGCCAGTGCCCACCAGAAGAAAACTTAACGGAATCGCACATGGTTACTATATCTACCGATTCTCGCATTGTTGTAGAGTCCTTTTCGGATGACCCGTCTTACCCGTTAGATATTTCAGAAGATGATCATAATATCTTTTATGTGAAAGACTATAAGGCAGTTGAAAATGCTTGCGGTACAGGCGAATTGACACTAGAAGATAGGGTATCGTACATGAACATGTGTGAAATGGCCGGTGAAGCTAAAGTGAATTTAAATTTTGTGATTGAAGGAACGCGGTTTAGCAATATCCCATTTACATTACACAAAACTACAGGACCAGTGCATTTAGCATTAAGCAAAAAGTACCTTAAGCAATCAGATTAATATCTGATACATATATAATAAAGATATTGTAGTAAGGGCAGTATGCATAAATCTCCATTTTTTGTCGTCAAAGAACTTATATCACCATTGCAATGTGAGGATATGATTTCAAGGTTAAACCATATCATACCAAACACCGACCAAAGGGGTGACCCCACTGTTACCTATAAAGGTAACAAATTATCGGAAATGCGTGGGTTGCAGTCTTTCACCCCGGTATTACCGAAAATAGAAGCACATTATCAATTCGAAACTAGAACATTAACACCTTTTGTATTTGAATGGTTTCCAACGGGCTATTCCGGTGCGCCAGCGCAATGCGATAGTTATCAAATATCTGGGAAGCGGGCCGCTAATATAAAATGGTCTAAAACCAAAGATTACGATTTTACTGTAGTTATATTCTTGAACGATTATAATTCTGGCGTGGACTTCGATGAAAGATTTGAGGTTAGGGGTGGGAAGTTAGAGTTTCCAACACATGACTTTGGTTTTAATCCAGAGCGCGGCACAATGGTCGTATTCCCATCAAGACCCAACTTCGTACATGCGGTAACTGCTGTAGACTTGGGCGATTTGAATTTAATCAAATTCCACATTATAGCCAAGGATGAATATCATTATGATATGTCTAATTTCCCCGGTGGATATAAAGAGTGGTTTAGAAACTCTTGATTTAAACTTACCCCTGTGGTAAACTCCGTCTCCTTCGCACATGCGATAATAGACAAAGGAGATTAGACTATGAGTGACTTGAGCACATTTTCCCTACCAACCAACAAGGCAGATATTCAAAAAATTGAAAATGCAATTCTTGAAATTTCTGCCCAACTTCAAATGATTAAAGACCGTCAGGACAGCATTAAAGATATTAAGTCCGACCTTAAGGACACGTTCGATATGCCGACTGGCCTCATTAATAAGCTAGTAAAGGCACATTTTGAGCATAAGTATGACGAAATGACTGAAGAAAACAGCGTATTTGAACTTGTATATGAAACTCTGTTCGGTGACGCGACACCCGAAGAGGACCAAGACTAAATACTACCCCATAAAAACAGAGAGGTAGTTAGATGACATATATTTCATCAGTTTTAAGTAAAAACAGAAAACAGGTTTACGTCTGGAGTAGAACGGAACAGGGGCGAGTGGTCGAAAAGATCGACGCCCCCTATTACTTTTATATCGAAGCCGCCAACGGTAGTTATACCGATGTGTACGGCAAACCATTAAAACGATTAGATTACGATTCCCCAAAAGAGTTTTTTGATGCTAAAAAAGCATTTGAAGAGAGTGGGGTTAAATTGTACGAATCCGATATTCAGCCACAATATAAGGTGTTATCAGATAAGTTCCATGACAGGGAAATCGGGCAACTAAACGTAACATTATACGATATTGAGGTTGACTATGACCCAGAGCGAGGGTTCGCTGGAACACGCAACCCATACGCTCCCATAAGCTCCGTGGCGCTATACCACGCCTATAGTGGACGAACGGTTGTTATTGTCGTGCCACCGCCCACACGCAAGCATATAAAGGCCAGAGAACTCCCCAAAGACATTAGGGACAGTGCTGAAATTATTATATGCGAAAACGAAAAAGAGCTATTAACTGAATTTTTTAGAGAGATAAAAAACAGCGATATCATCAGCGGTTGGAACAGTGACTTTTTCGATGCGCCGTATATTTACGAACGAGCAAACATAGCCCTATACAAAGGGGCGGGCAACAAACTATGCTTTTCTGGTGCAAGGGAACCATATTACCGCGATGTTGAGAGGTACGGTAACGTTGATAAGGTATTGGTTATTAGTGGTCGTATTTCATTAGACTACCTTGAAGTATACAAGAAATTTGAAGTTAGTGAAAAACCTTCGTATAAGTTGGAGCATGTAGCTGAAGAAGAACTGCCGCATTTACCTAAAATTTCCTACGATGGATCACTGCACGATCTATATCATAATAACTTTGAGGAATTTATTAGGTACAATATACGAGACACTATCATTCTTAAAGGTTTGGAAGATAAAAAGAAATATATCAACCTGAGTATTAGAATGTCTCATTTGGCAGCAGCACAGATAGATGATGTGTTGGGCACTATTAAAGTAGCAGAAATGTCAATTATTAACTATTGTCACTACGCACTTGAAAAAAAGATACCAGACCACACACCACCAGAACCAACAGGTGAAAAATATGACGGAGCAACTGTCATTGACCCGCAAGCCGGATTACACTCATTTACTGGCTCCGTGGACTTAGCCTCACTATATCCAACAACAATGCGATCATTGAATATTAGCCCAGAAACAATTGTCGGGCAGTTCCTTGAAAAGAATGAAGCGTTCACATTCATACGACAAAACTCAAATAAGCCAGTTACGTTTACATACGAAAAAACGGGCAAAAGCTTAACTGCACCGGCACATAAATGGAAGAAGGTACTTAAGGAAAAGAATTGGGTTATCAGTGCAATGGGTACAGTATTCCATCAAGACTATGACGGCGTAATTCCATCAATTTTAAGTTCATGGTATTCTGAGCGTAAAGAATATAAAAAGAAAATGAAAGACGCTGGCGATGCCGGGGATGAAGCATTGCAAGAATATTACGATAACATGCAATTTATTAAGAAAATCCAACTTAACTCTATGTATGGTGCTTGTGGTAACAGGTTCTTTAAATTCTATGATGTTAGGTTAGCTGAATCCACAACACTGTCTGGTCGAGAAGTTTTGTTTCATATGGCTAAAAAAATTGCCGAAAAGCAAGATGGTGAATATACAATGCCATCGCCGTGTATAATATACGGTGATACTGACTCGGTATATTTTGCAACATATCAAGATAACAAAGAAGATGCATTGCGTGTTGCACAAGAATTGTGTACATATGTAAATGATTCATGGTCAGAATTTATGACCGAGACATTCAACTGTGATGATAACCACAATGGATTGCAAAAGGCAGAACAGGAAATAATATCTGATAATGGGCTTTTTATTAAGAAGAAGTATTATATACTGCATTTAAATTACAGCGATGGTAAAGAAGTTGATAAAATAAAGGACATGGGTGTTCCCATAAAAAAGACTACCCTACCTAAGCATATAAAGGAAAAACTACGCGGGTTTATAGAACGGTTGCTTAAGGGTGAATCTTGGGATACAATAGGCCCGGATATCGTTATGTTTAAGGATGAACTGAAACAAACAGATGATATTTTAAGTCTTGGGTTACCGAAAGGCGTTAAAAACTTAGAGAACTACACTCAACGGTTTAACGATAAAGAAAAGGGGCTTAGGTTGCCCGGTGGTCAAGCAGCATCTATTATGTGGAATGCTTGCTTGGAAAAATATGGTGATAAAGAAAGCCCTCCCATTATTTCTGGCAGTAAGATACAGGTATTTTATCTTACTCGGAATATAGGTAGCTTTAGAAGCATTGCTGTGCCAAAAGATTTGAGTGCAGTACCTCATTGGTTCAGCGAGCACTTTGTCCCTATTATAGATAGGGATGCACAAATTCAAAGGCTAGTTGATGATCCAATGGAAATTATGATATCTGTTGCAAATATCAAAGTGCCTACCAAGAAAAAACTAAAACTAGAAGAAGGACTATTTGAATGAAACTATCTAACAAGACTATTAAATTAATTACGGATGCCACGCAATTGGCGTGCATTTTACAGATTGATGGAATCATTCTAGATTCTGACGGAATACGCGGGTATAATGATGAGGAAGGTGTAATTATAGCAGCACTTGAAGATTTTAACTTTGAGTTTGAAATTTTGGGACTAGCTAGACTTCAGAATTTGAAAAATAAACTCAATCTGCTTAAGTCTCTTGATTCCGTTCAAGTTGAAGCAGTCCCCAAATCAAACAATCAAGATATCATAGAAAAACTGGCATTTAAGTCTGGTAAAATTGATTTTAGTTTTAGATGTGCTTTGCCAAAAACTATTAAAGATATTCCTAAAAAGGTATTGAACAAAAAACCTAACTTTTATATTGATGTTACACAGGAAGATGTGGCTAGTATCATTCAGGGCACCACCACAATTCGTAGCGCGAATATGATTATAGAAGCAGATGCAAACCAAGTAAAGTTTAAATTTTCTGATGATACTGGTGATTTACTTAACTATACACCAGAAACAGAACTTGGGATATGTGGTGATGATAAAGAGTTGTCCTTGGTCGTTAACCTAAAAAAGATGTTACCCATATTCCGTATAGCCGCTCAATCTGAAAAATTCAGATTAAATATCCTGAGAAATAATATTGTTTACGTTTCTGTAAATGATTTAGATATATTTGTTATAGCAGAGGTTTAACATGGCAGAATGGTTTAAAAGGCTTTTTCAATCACCAGAAGAAAAAGAGCAGGAACAGTATGTAAAGATTTTACAATCGGATGGCTTTAAGAATTTAGTGAGGCAGCAGGCCGAAAGTCTACTTGAAGAATCTAGACGGGAAGAAGAACGGCTTAAAGTTGAAGCCGAATTGAAAAGAAAAGCCGTATTAGACAACGCTGAACAAACAATTTCAGCAATGACCGAAGAAATGCAAAAAAGTAATAAGCCTTATGTTGTCATTAGAAGCTTAGGATTTAATCCACAGCAAGGTATAGAAGTAAAACTTGACTACAACCCGGCATTTATAAAATATTTGGTTACAAACGGCATAACTGGTAAAAACGAAGATGAAATTGTTAGGCGATGGCTCGCATACCTTAGCACCGATATTATACAAGACAGCGTAGCAGATGAATATGTTATGAGCGGAGTGTCTCCAGACGAAACACCCGGTATAAGTCTTGAGGAAATACTTAAAGAGATTAATAGGCAGCAAGATGACGAAAACGAATCTAATACTTGACGGCAATAATATCTTGTATAGGACGTTCCATGCTAACAACAGAGGCGGGGAGCCCGACGATGTTATAATAGGAATGTGCCTCCATTCTGCATTAATGACATTAAATAAATATTTTAAAATGTTTAATGCTGATGATGTTATCGTGACATTTGATTCATATTCTTGGAGAAAGGAATACACAAAAGACTTAACTAAGTGTGTTACCAATAAGAAATATAAAGGGCATCGGCGTCAAGATCAAACACCCAAACAGCAAGAACTACAGCGTAAATTAGATGACCATCTAGACGATTTCTGTGAAATGCTACGCAAGTACACAAGTGTGATTGTTCTAAGGCGAGAACTTTTAGAAGGTGATGATCTTATGGCAGCGTGGGTGCAAATGCACCGAGACGATGATAACGTTGTTATAACTGGCGATAAGGACTTAATGCAACTATTGAGATATGACAGCGTTAAGGTTATAAATCCCGCCGACGATAAAGAGCGCAAGTTAGATGATTGGAACAACGACCCAAAGCTGTTTTTATTCGAAAAGTTTTTTAGAGGGGAAGCTAAAACTAATGATAATATACAGTCAGCGTACCCAAAACTAAGAAAGGATAAAATAGTTAAAGCGTATTCAGATGAATATGATTTTAATAACTTATTAAACCACAGGTTCACGCAGTTAGAGCAATTACCTAATGGTGAATTCGGGGAGGTTGAATATTTAACGAAAGATGTGTTTTATGAAAATAAAATTTTGATGGACTTAACTGCTCAACCCAAACCTATTAAGGTACAAATGGTTAAGACTATCCTAGAAGCCAAAGAAAATCGGGGCAAATATAACCATTTAAAATTCCTAAGATTCTGTACAGTTAACGAATTAACCAGAATTTTAGAAAGGGTTGAAGATTTTGTGCCGATGCTTAACGTGCGTTAAGCATCTACCTTCTCTGGCTGTGTATCAGGCTCACGGGCTATTGACCGACCAGATGTTGATGATTCTACAGAGGTTCCCCACTTTCTACCTGAATTCGTATAGAACATAAACATTGGGGTGGCTAGTCCAACAACCGTCGTTATAAACGCCGCTTGAGCGGCAGTAGGCCCGCCAACAATATCTACAGCCGAGCAAGCTATCTGTTGAACTTGGGCTATATCTAACCCCTTATTAACCAACGCCTGCACAAGAACCGCGTCACATTGAGTTTTAACTACGGTTCTTAGCTCAACAAACCATGTATATAGATTATAGATAAGTAATCCATACATGGTTACTATCAACCGAGGTACTAGACGAAAAGCGTCAATAATTTCAGCGGCATGTAGAAACCAAGTTTTAATTTGTTCGCTTGTCGGTTTAGTTTTCATTGTTGTATCTCACCTAATATTATTATTTATAATATGTAAATAAACATTTTTATAAATGGAGAGCGTGTGGGCAGACCTAGAAAAATACAAGAAAAACCAGATACCCCTAGAAAACGTGGGCGACCCCGCGTTAATCTGGAATTTCATGAAGCTAGAGAACTGATCAGAAATGAACAGTTGCGTTCTGTTATACAATATAAAAAATGGTGGGCGTTAAACACCCCAGCTAAAATACCAAAGCGCCCAGATCGAGCGTATAAAAACGAATGGACCAGTTGGAGCGATTTTTTAGGCTCAGACAATCCATTCCCGTGTATAAAAAAGCCGTTTAGACCTTTTAAAGAAGCTAGAAGTTTTGTACATCAATTGGGAATAAAAAACAAAGACGATTGGTTCACATATACTAAATCGGGTAGAAAGCCAGAGGATATACCATCTAGACCCGACCTAATATATCGTGAAGAATGGTTTACGTGGAAAGATTTTTGGGGCGTTGACATTCCAAGTGTAAAGCGTAACATAGAGTTAGCAGAAGCCGTATTCTTTGTTATACAAAACGCCGGTCGCCCACACAATGTGTTCCAAATGGGTATAACATTGGAAGGTGTACAAACAATTCTACAAGCTCAGACGCAGCATAGATTTAGAATAGTTGGGATGTATTATTGTGATATAACGTTTGATTGGGAAGATATAGCCAGAAAATCGGGGCGTCAATACATGGATTTTGGCCGATCAGATGAATACATGGTACGAAATATAAATGAGTTTATATTTCATATAGAAGATCATGTGGAAAAAGTTAGATAATTATCTAAACTTATTTAGAAATTCTCTGACTATAGGAAAGTGAATTCTTCGCCCAATATCAAAGAATTTTTCTGGCGGTAACCATAATGTTACTTCAGTCTCATAAGTTGTTTCACCGAAATCACTTTGGTCTTTAACTTGACCGTAAAAAATTTCAGTATATCCTAAAAATTTGCCCAGATAGTTGATATCTAATAAATTTTGTTCACGCAATCCCAACTCTTCACTTGCTTCACGAATAGCTGCAACCTCGGCAGTCTCACCGTCTTCTATTTTACCTTTAGCCACTTGAAACTCATCGCCACCAAATTTTGCATTTGATGGTTTCATTAACATTATATGTAATTCGCCGTTTACGTAGTAATAGGGTATGAACCCGGCGCGTGGTGCTTTCTTGCTCTTAGCCATAATACTATTTAGTATACACCGGATCACATCAAAAAACAACCCATAAATATAGGAAATAAAACCTTACTTACTACAGGAGCATATTATGAGTAATGAAGCAATTCAGAAACATCCAACTTTACCGCACGTAGAGTGGATCGACCTAGATGAAAACGGTGTGGCTGTTGAGTGTATAATTGTTAAGCGCGATTATCGTTCGGGCGATATCTATTTCCTTAAAACATCGGATTTGGACCAGATTGACAGAAATCGCATGACTTCTATTTTACGTAAGCGCGACGCTGAGAAATATGAGCTTTGGGATTTACTATCAAATACCACACTAGGTAATGGAGAAAATGCCTTAGAGTTCTTCCATCAATTGGTACGAGTGCGTACACAGAGTGGAGTAATCATGGTCCCGTCACCTAGCCGCGTAGGTTTTGTTATCGCACCAGAGACTATGCAAGCAAAGCGTGGGCCGGGTCGCCCAAAGAAAGATGAGGCTTAATATTTAAGCGTAAATTCTTTTAAAAGGGGTGCAACTGCACCCCTTTTAGTTTCATGTAATTTTTTTGACCCTAAATAATGTACATCTATAA